TTCGATGGCAGGGCGCACCTACCGCACCGACCGGGTGCTCACGCGTCGTCACAGGCCGGCCCTCCTCGCGTTGAAGCGGTTCGTGTAGAACTTGACCTCGTGCTCGAAGATCGCCGGGAAGCGGTCCAGCATCGAGCGGCGGACACGGTCATTGAGCCGCTTGGCGTTGAACATCTGCCCTATGTCGATGGTCTGCAGCGCCTTGATCGGCAGCCGGTCCTTGCCCGTGCGCTGGAAGACGGTGCGGCCGTCGTTGGCAATGAACGCGCCCGGAATCACCTTCCACGGTCCGCCGCGCTTGATCTTGAACCGCAGCTCGAAGGCCTTGCTCACGGTAGCGCCCTGGCCCAGGACGTAGCTCCCACCCTCTCCGCCCTTGCGGCGCTTCGCGGCCTGGGAGAGCGTGACCTGCTTCTCGACGAAGTTGATCAGGTTCAGCGATCGGCCCCGCTTGGCGGGCGACTCCAATGAGGCCTCGATGCGCAACCGCCCGTTGCGGAAGCTGGCGCGGTTGATCCGCAGTGCTTCCTTGGCGCGGGTCGCCGGGACGTTGAACTCCCGCGAGATCTCCCGGGCCATCTCAGGCCGGGCCGGCTCGACCGTCCGGTTCAGCGCCCGCACCAGCGCCTGGTCACGGATGTCGGCCTGCAGCTGATCGAGCTGCCGCTGGACCTCCGGGAAGTTGTGCTTGATGACGATGTTGACCATGAACGCCTCTTCGAACTACCTCTCCTCTTTTTGGGAAGGAGAGACACCCGTCTGTTACGCCTGCGCGCGAGCGCGGTTGCGCCGCAAACCCGCGCCGTTACGTGCGTTACGCGCGTTACGGGGGGTGCGCTACACGCACATGCGCGCGCCTGCACGCACGCGACGTGTGCGCGCACACGGGAGAAGGTGGCGTAACAGGCGCAACGCACGTAACGGCGCGGGTTTGCGGCGTAACGAGCCGGCGAAACAGCCGTAACGGGCTCACTCGTCGCCTCCCTTTGCACCCCGCGCGGGGGGCGGGGGGGCATCTGCTGCATCACGGGACCGCAGGAAGCGCCCAAGGGGCAACGAGAAGGCGTCGACCGCGGCCTCGGCCCAATCGCCTACGGTAACGCCCTGCTCCGGCGCGCAGCCACGTGGCGCCCAGATGCGCATGGATCGCCGCTTCTGGGTGGCCGGATCCAGCGAGCTGGTGGCCACCATGTAGGTGAGGCATGGGTCCAGGCGCTTGCCCTGGTCGTCGCGCTCGATGCGCTCCAGGGCCCAGCGCTTGGCGCTGTTCGTGAAGACGTGCTGCGGAGGCACGTAGCGCTCGCCTTGCCGCTCGCACCACCGCTGGAAGGCGTGGTACAGCTGCTCGTTGGAGCACACCTGCACCGGCAGCGGCAGATAACCCTCGATCCAGTCGCCCATGAACCGTTCCTCCGGCGACATCGAGAGCTCGATCAGCTCCCGCTTCGCCTCGGTCATGGGCGGTTTCGAGTGCTCGTGGAAGTCGTCGACTGGATACGTCAGGAGGTAGTGCAGGAACTTGCCCGGCCCATCGGCCTCGAGGAAGGAGCGCACCCGCTCGTACAGTCGGCCGTCCTCAGCGGTGGGCGTGTAGACCACCAGATGCCGGCGATCGCCGTGCTCCAAGACCAGCGGCTTGTGCTCGTTCGAGAGGAAGACCAGGTTCGCCCAGTTCTGCTCCCACCGCGTGTCGGTGTGCATGGTCCGGATCGGGATCTCCGGCGCGTCGATCACCCACTTGAGACGGTTCTTGTTGTGGTACAGCTCCTGCCGGCTGACCACCTCGTTGCCGATGATGAATTGCTTGCCCGAGAGCCAGCCGTTGTACTTCTCCTCGATCTCAGTCTGGCCGACCATGACGCCGTAGCGGCCGTACATCTTGCGGACGACGTCGAAGAACAGGTTCTTGCCCACGCCCTGGGGGCCGTGGAACACCAAGGCAGTGGCCAGCTTGGCGCCGCGCTTCTGGAACGGCAGCGCGAGCCAGCACAGCACCCAATGCATGATCTCGTCGACGGTGGAGACGGAGGAGTCACAGCGACCGCACAGGTGCCGCAGCAGGGTCACCATCGGCTCGCAATCGCGGTCGGTGTCACACTTGATCGGCTCGACTGCCAGGCCGTCCCAGATGTTGATCGCGTCGAGCCCACAAGACTCCGTGGGGTCGAACACCAGCTGCTCCTCATCGACCGTCTTGCGGTCGGCCGATGACTTCCACATTCGCACGTAGTCCGTGCCGAACATGTGGGCCATGTTGGCGATCTTGACCTGCTTGCGCTTTTCGCGATCCCAGGCGGTGTCCGTCGGATAGATCAGGACGAAGTTCTCCACTAGGTAGGTGAAGCGGGTCCAGTCGATCTTCTTCTCGCGCTTGCCCCCCTTCCCCTTCTTTCCACCGTCTTCGCCGCTGGCTTCGGAAGGGGGTGATGGGGCGTCAGAGGGCTCCACTGCGGCCGCTGCCGGCCGCCTGGAGCGCAGATCGACCACCGTCGAAGGTGACGGGGGCGTGTCGGGAGATTCAGGCTCCACGGGCCTCCATGACCGTCTCGATGTTGGCCAGCACGCGCAGCAGCTGGCGTTCCACGGCAGCCAAGCCCTCGCGCGCATGCAGGTCGTTGAAGTCGGTGTCCTTTTCCTGCCTGGTCGCCGGCTGGAACACGGGGCAGACGATCTCGCAGCGCGGGGTGGTCTTGGCCGCGGTCATCGCCTTGCGGCGGCCGGGGTTGGCGCCATCGTGGTCGGCGCTCTTCCAGTCATCGTCCGCGCAGATCAGCAGGTGCACGTCCGGGTGCAGCTTCCGCAGGATCTCCACCACCCACACCAGGTTGTAGGCGTCGAGCGCCACATACACCGGCCAGCGCCGGCCGGTGGCCTGGCGGATGGACAGGCCCGTGGCGTAGCCCTCGCATACCATCACCACCCGGGTGCCGTAGTCGACCTCGCCCAGCCGGACACTGCAGCCGGTCTTGGCGAACCCCTTCGTGAACAGCTTGAAGCCATCCGGTTTGATGGTCTGGACGGCGCGCAGCGCTTCCTCGCGCGGCTTGTCGTACCGCAGCAGCGGAATGACGACCGTGCCGTCCTTCAGGTACCTGCAGGCCTCGCCCTGGACGCCCTTACGCTCGAGGTACGGCGAGCGGCCCTCGCGCGATGCCTGGTGCCACAGCTCCGCCGCGCCGAGGGCGGCCAGTTGCGCAGCCTCGTCCTTCGCCTGGCGCTCGCGGGCCACAGCGGCTTCCCGCTCCTGCCTCCAGCGTCTTTTCTCCGCCTCGGTGGGCGGCGTGAAGTCGATCTCGATCTTGCGCTCGCTGCCGCCGTGCTTGTAGGTGCCGAACTTGCCGACGATGTAGACCTTGCCGGTGCGTGTCCCGTCAGGGTGCCGCGGCTGCCATTCCTGCAGCCAGTACCAGTACTTGCCCTTGACGCCGCACGTCTTGCGCTTGGGCGTGGGGATCTGCAGCTGCTCGCCGTCCTTGAACTGGACGCCGAAGGCGAGCATCTGCTGCAGCACGGACTGATAGTTCTCGTACATCAGGTCTTCGCGAGTTGCTCCATGCGCGTGGCAATACCCTGCATGGCCTTCGCGGCCTCGATGTAGTCGCGCATCAGTGCCGCGCGCTGATCTTGGGGCTCGACTACCTTGGCGTCGTCATAGCCCAGGTCGCGCAGCAGCCAATTCACCCCTGTATGGCAGCCCTTCTCCCTGCCCAACTTGAGGAGGAGGCGCAGGCGATCGGGGTCAAGGCGCTCCGGCCTGGTTTCATTCAGGCAGTCGAGCAGCAGCCGGTGCGCCGCGTCGGGCGTTTTTTCCGGCCAGAGCTTTCCGGCCACCGTCTTCGCACCGCCGCACGTGGCGATTACTTCTCGCAGGGCGTCCGCCCAGGTCTCGTGAAACAGTTCCATGGTCCCCTCCTCGCGGGGTCGAGTTCATTCTTGGTTGGGGCGTTCCGAAGCGATCCGAAAAATGGTTCCGCTTTCGGAACGGCTTCGGAGTCGGGTACGGAACGCCTTCGTAATGGTTTCGTGCGGGAAAAAAAGAGACTCCCCACCATGACGAACCCGGCGCACCACCCTTCAGGCCTCCGCCTCGCTGGACGCAGCGCGTGCACCATTCGCTGGCGCCGTCGCCGCTTCAGCTTCCTCGGCCGATTCGCCGCGCTTGGCGTCGAGCAGCCTGCGCAGGGATTCCCCGATGGAGTACCGGGGGTCTTTCGTCTCGCCGGTGGCCAGCTGGCTGATGGTCGATTGCCGGCAGCCGCAGGCCGCGGCTATCTGCTGTTGAGTCAGCCCGTGCCCAAGCAGCTCGGCAATGTGTGATTTCCAGTCCATGAGTCGCGCACGATATCGCAGTTCTGATTTTTTATCAAACGGTTCTCTGATTAATCAGCGGGGTACGGTCGGGCGCATGCGGACAAAGGAACGGACCCCCTTCGGCGAGCGGCTCAAGACCGCGCGGGAGCACGCAGGCCTGACGCAGAAGGAGCTGGCAGATGCCGTCGGCCTGAAACAGAGCGGGATCGCCGAGGCTGAGCGCGTAAGCCAGGGCACCACCAAGACCGTCCAGATCGCGAAGGTCTTGGGCGTCCGCGCAGAATGGCTGGCCGATGGGGAGGGGCCCATGCTCGACGGAGATCCGGAGCCGTCAGGGCCGGCGCGTACGGTCGCAAGCGAGCAAGTTGCGCACTTCCTGGTAGGCAAGCCCGCCGCCTCAGACTACCGGACCATCGCCTTGACCTTGGCCGCGGCCCTGAAAGAGTCGGGAACCGAGGTCACCGTGGAGCAGTTCGTCAAGCTGCTCGAAGCAACCTACGCCAAGCTGCGGCCCGAATAGAGCCGGCCTGGTGGTGGAGATGCCCCATGCAAGTTCGGAAGCAGATCAACATCTTCGGTAATGCGAACGTGGTAGCCCACCAGGTGCGCATCTACACGTCGCCCGAACGACCAGAAGGCGCCCCGTCATCGCGCCTGCATGGGTTGGCCGCAATCCTTCTCGGTGTGGCCTTAGGAATTTCGACTACGGAATTAAACACGCGCCCCGCGTTGGTGGCTGTCTTGGCCATCGCGTTTCTGGTATTACTTGTGCTCTTCTATAAAGGGACGAGACCAGATGGAGCAGTTGCACGGAGGCCTGAAGGACATCTTCAACACGATCCTCAGGGACAACGAGACGACGGAGAGCGGCATGCGGATGCCCTCGATCATCGTTCTACACGGGAACGGTAACGTGATTGCGCCCGGGGGGACAGTGCACGTGGTTCACGCAGCTCCCGAGCGCCCGACGCGGGAGTCGGCCTGACCATGAAGCCGCATCAATGGACCACCTGCCTGACGCTGCTGGCCACTGCCGCAGTGGCCGCGGCCGCGGACCGTTGGCAGCTGGCGGAGCGCACGGACCGCATGACGGATGCGAAGGTCTGCACTCTCGGCTACACGGGCAACCCGCGAATCTGGTTTGAAAGCAACCAGCTCGTAATTTCCTTCCACGGGCTGGGCGGGGTGGACTCGTTCCGGTACCGGATCGACAAGCACCCAGCCAGCGAGCTCCGACTGGGCGAACAGTGGGGCCGAGGTTCCATCTCCATTCAGGACTGGAACGACGAACTCTCGGAGGGATCCACCCTCATCGTCGACGCTATGACCTTCGTGCCGAAGCGCCCGGTCAACATGACGATCGACCTTCGCGGCCTCAAAGCCGCCAAGGCGAAGATGCGTTCCCGCTGCCAACTGGAATAGCCGGGGGTTTTCCCTCGCTCCGATATTTATCGGAATTTTGTTGACAGGATAAATCGGCGTTCTGATAATTCGGCCTACCTGAACAAGGAGGCCGGACATGGACACCGCTCTCTCGCCCGCCACGGGCACCGCCCCAGCCACGCCAGAGCAAGCGCGCATCGCGCGCCTGGCCGCGCATGACGCGGAGATCCTCGCGCGCTACCCGGAAGCGCAGCGCGCAGCGATCACGCTGCTGTATGAGTCCGCGCAGAGGATGCTGGACACGGGCGGCGGAAGCACCTGCGCGAAAGTGCTGCTGGGCCTGTACAACGGCCAGCGGTTTCCGTTCGACCTCACGGACCTGCGCCGCCTGGACGACAACCTGTACCAGGCCGCGCGGGTGGTCATCGACATGGACGCGCGCCGCACCTGGTGCGAGGTGCACGTCCTTCTGAACGCGATCTACGGCGATGGCCGCAGCGTCGGCGCGGAGCTCGAGGTCTGGGCCTACCGCCTGCGCTGGGGGAAGCGCGCGAAGAAGGAGCACCTGAACTTCGCCTACGGTCCCCGGTGGGAGCGGCAGCAATGAGCGCCCGGCTCTCCCAGCACCAGCGAGAGCTGCGCACGGCCGCCAAGCGCACCCTCGCCCGCGCGATCGACCACCTTGCCACGCGTGAGCAGCGCGATCGCCAGCGCTGCGTGCTCGGCGGCCTGCAGAGCGTGGCCTGCCGCGCCGGCTGCTCTGGCGAGTGGGTCGCGGCGCACATCTACCCCATGGCGGCCAGGCACCCGGAGATCGTGCTGTACGGGCGCGGAGGTGCCGCCGCATGAACCCGCACCGCCAGCACTACTTCGACGCCAACCGGCCGCGTAGGCCGCTCCAGCCCGAGCCGCGCATCAACCCTGGTGCCCTGATCGGCATCGGCGTGATCGCCGCCGTGGCCATGGTCGCGAGCCTGGCGCAGCTGATCGGCGTTCCGACAGCCGACGATGCAGTCGTCACGCCGGTCCGCTCGCCTGTCGTGCTGCAGTACTCGCTCCCGTCGCTGACGGTGGAGGAGGCGCGCACCGAAGGCTTCCGCGCCGGCGTCCAAAGCGCGCAGGAGCAGGCCGCCTGCGGCGCGCCCCTGTCCTCGCCTATCGCCGCCAGGTGAGCAGCATGCGACGCCCCGAGCCCACCGAGCAGGAGCTGCGCCTGGCGTGGCGCCACTGCTGGCGCAACACCTGGCCGGCCAGCTTCGAGGAAGCCATGGCCGACGCCCTGCTCTCTCGCATGGTGCGCATCACCGCACTGCATCCCCCATGCCCACGGCGCCCTGCCGCCGTGCCGCGCAGCACGCCTATCCGGCGGCCCGCCGTGTTCGAC